GTTATTATTTATATAAAGTGATAGGTTGGACTTTGAGAATACCAACAACCTCCTAGTAGCTCTCGCCATATTCAGAGGAGCCTAGCATCGGATAGTTACTTCCAAAAACATATCTTTGTATCTCTACAATCATATGTTGCCACTACAGCTACTAGCCAAGTTGTGTCACTACGCAACACCGTTCCTTGCACCATCTAACTTAGACCGTCGCCTAACTTATGTAACTAATATAACATATACAAAACAAAAGTCAACCACTTTTTTATTATTTTTCTACAAAATCTATTGCAACACTTATTCTTTCATTATCAGTTTTATTAATTGTAGTTGAATGTAGTAGCCAAGATGGAAAAAATACAATTTGTCCAGGATTAGGATTAATTTTTATTATATTGTTTTGGTTTATCCAACTAGTAGCATCTAATGCCGAGTTTGGATTGTATAATGCAAGATCTCCATCTTTGTTATTTGTTTTTACATAGTAAACACACGAAATATCAGCACCTCTATGATTGTGAGCAGTAATCACATCGCCTTTGAAAGATTTTGTAACCCAAGCAGCATCTATTTCAAACTCTAAAATTTCATTCTGTACATTGTCTAAGTATATTTTTAAGTGTTTTTGTACAACTGATTCAAAAAAATTAAACTTATTGTTTTGAAAAAAATTATCATACAAATCTGTCATTTGTACATCGGATTCTAATCCAAAATTACTACCTTTGAAAAACACAAAATCTGCATCTACAATAGTTTGTTCAATTAACATTTGTTCTTTTATCTCTACATTAGAGACATATATGGGTACTGAAAATAAATTTCTTATCATTATAATATACCTTCTAAAAAATTTGCTGTATTTTTATGCCACTCTTGTCCAGGATGACTTTTATCTAGGGCTTTACAGTCATTTATGTAAGGATTTTTATAAAAATTTACAGTGTTTAATTCAGTTAATTCAATATTACCAAAGTCAGTACAAGTATGAATAACATTTTTATGTAGTTTTTCAGCTGTTTTCATGTAATATAACGTTTTATATTTAGAATCAAAGAAATCTGTCTTGCTAGTTTCTTTCAAATATGATTTATAAAAAGAAACATCATCTATATTGCTTACAAGATTAGTTCCTTCTTTATCTTCATAAAACAAAAATCTAGTATAGCCACTCCACATTATAATAATTATATCGTCTGGTTGCCATGTATCGCAATCATCTACAATGTTTTGTAGTATTTTTTGATTACTGTTTCCGCCTTTGCCTTTGTTATTACATATAAGTTTTAATTTTTTTGATAATATACTTGGCCAACTATACTTACTTGTTTTGTATTCATCAAAATCCCAATCGTTATCTTCAAATATACTATTATCTGCTAAACAAGATCCTTGTGTCCAACTACAACCATATGTCCAAAGTGTTTTCATAACATATATATCACAAAAAAAGGCCCCGGAGGGCCTTTTTTATTATTATGTGTAAAATAACTTAGCTAAAGCTCAAGTTACCTGCATTAACTTCTACTTTTTCCAAGTAGTCAGCTGCGTTACCTAGTGACGAAGCATTGTTTGACAATTCAACATAACCATAACGAGTCATGAAACTCACGACTGGCTCGAATGATGTTGGGTCAAGTACAACACCGCTTGACATCAACGGGATGTATGGGCAGTAGAACGCTGCTGCGTCTGATTCGCTAGAACCTTTGTAACCAACAAGTACATCGTCGTCTGCTGCATATGTGTTTACATAAATGCGCATTGCATTGTTCAATGTACCAACCATTTTAGTGTTAGTTGGTGCTTCAAATGCACCTTCAGTTGTTCTTGCAAACGCTGAAGTTGTTGCACTTTGTAGTACTGTAAGAATCGCCGGTGATACAACTGCCCAGTTACCTGCGCCTCTGCGTGTTCTTTGTGCGATTCTGTTAGCTGCACGGTTAACCAATACTGCCAATGCTGCATGTTCGTCACCAACAAATGTTGCTGTACCCGAAACTGCTGCTTGGTTGTATGTGTCAGTACCTGTACCTGCCAATGTTGACAAGCTGCGTAGTACTTCTTGGTCGATTTCTGCAGTAATCTCTTGAGCTAGTGCTGCCATGATTTCTGCTTCAACATCGATACCGTGTTGACTTTGAGCATCTTGAGCCGCTTCAAATGTCCAGCGAGCTGATAGCTTGCGTGACTTTGCTTCGACTGTTTGCTTCAAGATCTGGATGCTTAGTCTGTTACCAGCAATCCCTTCTTTAGTTGCAGTTGGATCTGCTTTACCATCTGCATTACCTGAATAACCTTCGGCAATTTTAAATGGTGATAGTGCTTCTTCACCTGCTGTGGTTGATCCACCTGTTGAGCCTGCAAACGAATCTGCATAACGTACTCTTAGTGTGTGAATCTGGCCAACTGGTCCAGTCATTGGTTGAACACCAACGATTTCGTTCGCGATCACTGTTGGCATTACACGTCTGATCACTGGTAGGATCACACGATTAAGTGTTGCGACATTTCCTGCAGAAGTTGCGCCCGCTGTTGCTGTTTCCATCAAATGCTTGCGAGTATTCTCAAGCGTTGTTTCCATAACAGCTTTCTTATTGCCTTGTAGGCCTTCGACTAGGGCGGTTTTTGTCTCCTGCCAGCGTCCTTCTAGTAGTTCTGACATTTTTTTCTCCTTTTAAAGTCCAGCTAAACGCTTGATATCCACTACATTGTGGTCTGCGCTTGCTTTGTTAATAGAACTAGATTTTCTATTGCCTGTAATTTCTTTGCCTTCTGTTAATGGTGCCTTCTGCTTTGCTGGACCTTTACCGTCAATAACGGTTGGTAGGTACTTGTCAAACGCCGATTGTAGTCTATTCGTCTGTACTGATTCCAGTAAGTCTGTCATAATTTCACGTTGGTCTTTGCTTAATGGCGAAACCAAACCGTTCATTACTTGTGTTCTTTCTTGTGATTCAACAAGGCGTGCAACCTCTGCTGCTTTTGCGTCTGCAACTGATTTTGCTTTAACTGCAAAGTCTTTTGCTTCTGCTAATAGAGTGTCTTTTGCACTAAGAACTTTCAATAGTTTTTGAGTTTCAGATTTTTCATTTAGGTGTGAACCCATGTATTCATTGCTGAATGCTTCGAAAATCTTACGACCAAAATCATTTTGTCGTGCTGTATCAATGTCTTCTTTAAGTTGTGTGATTTCACTACGGATAGTTTTATCAACTGTTTCAGAAATCATTGATGCGCTTCTTTCGATAAAGTCTTTCTTAACTTTAGCGAAGTGTGCCTTGCCTTCACGCACTAAACGTACTTTTGTTTCAGCAAGATCTTTTTTATCTTCTTGGAACTCTGCAAGTTCAGATGCTAATTGATCTACAACAAATTCTTCTAGCATAGAAAATTTACTTGCCATTAGTTTTTGATCATCATGTAGTTCATTAACTTCTTTAGCCAATGATTCTAATACAAATTCTTTCATAAGATTTGCATTTTCTTTCATTGCGACTGCATATTTTGCTTTTTGTTCTGCAAGTTGCTTACGATCGTTATGGAATTCTGCCATTTCTTCAGCTAGTTTCTCAGAAACTAGTGTGTCTACAGCTTCAACCATCACGCCTTTGTCGTGTTCGTATTTTTTGGCAAACTCTTCACGCAGTTCAACAGTCACAGCAACACGATTTTCATTTACTTTTGTTTCAAAAGCTTCTTGAATTTCGCTTGCCATTGCTTCGGTTATTGCATCGCTCTCTAAAAGGGATTTAAGTGCTTCCATTTCTTCCTCCTTTTATTGGAGCCTGTCTATTATGTTTAATAGACTCTCTTTGATATATTTTTTTGCCTTTGGGTTGCCTGTGACTTCTTTTGAAGTTAGTAATGCCTTGTATCCACCTTTTTCGTTCATTATATGCTCATAAATTGGTGTAGGATACGCACCGGGGGCGCTGGGCTGAGCCACAACGTCCACAGTAATTATTTCGAAACCTTGAACACTACCTGTAGGGTCTACTTCTCCACTACCTCTCGATGAGACACCTAGTTTAACGCCGCTTTCAAGCATTGTTTTCACTAGTGATCCCATCGGAGTTGGTAAAATCTTCAATTTACCATAACCGTTTGGTCCATCCATCCACATTTCTGTGACCATATGACACACACGATCAAGGTTGATATTAAGTCCTTCCGGATGATCGACTTCGCCTAATACTGAGTAACCACCAGTTATCTGCTCATTGAGCGTGGTGACAGCCCTGCCAATTTCTTCTACGGGATAAACACGCTGGTTAGCGTTCTTAACGCCGCCTTGAATGCAAATACCTTTCATGTAAAGGTCTTTGCCCTCATTAGCAGACTCAACGACCATTTTAGCCTGGTCAAAACTTAGATTTTCACGAAGTTGAAACATCTGTCAGTCCTTACTTACTTGCCGCCAATAATTGATTTTTTATTAGCTGCGTTCTCTGGCTTGCCCTTTTTCTCAGCGCCGTGGCCAGGTTCTGTTTTAGTGCCTGATTTAGCACTTGTACCGCCTGGAACATTTCTATTCCCTGCGTTATCTTCTTTTGGGTTTTGGTCATTTAGTGCAGAACCTTTTACTTTTGATCCTTTACCTACTTCACCGTCGTTTGCTGTATCGCCTGCAACGATATTTGAAGCTGTACCGCCCATATCATTTTTACCTGCAACTACTGATTTAGCATTTGCACCGTTGTCGCCTTTTTTTGGCTCTTCTGCCATTTTGTTTGCATACTCACGCATGATTTCACCGGCTGACATTTTTGATTCATCAACTTCTTCGTCATC